ATCTCTTCACTGTTAATCTCCAACAACTCCAAGATTGTCACCTCGTCCATACGTTTTAGTTTATCACAAATGTCAGGTATCGTCAGCATATTTCTTCTGTAAGTAATTCATAGAGAGAAACATCTCATCGAAAGCCCCATCCTTAACCTCGTTCAACATGACCAACCCACGCCAGTGTGTGTTGCTTAGTTGATCCATGTAGTCCTCATCGTGTAGGTAGTAGCTACCAGCGATTATCCCACAGATGGCGGTTCCGTCTGCTCTTTTGCCATAAGCAACTTGCTTACCTTGTTGATGCCCTGCAACACAAGACATGTGCAGCTTATTAACGATAACACTAGCAGAACTAGCTGGTCGCCCCATAGCACCAACAGGGAAGTAGTGGCAGAAACCAACACCATTGATAAAAACAGGTTTAAGAAAGTCATATACATCCCAATCTTTTTTGTAGTCTAAGTCATCAGTCGAAATCACACCTTCCAGCATAGGCGTGTTAGCCACTGCTCGGTTGATACGGTTCTCATGGTTACCCATTGTTAACACCATATGAGGTTTATACACCTTGTGTTTTGTAATTTTCTGTGTTGCTTGTAAATCACGCAGAGGCTTCAACAGCTTCTTCATGGCCACCTTCACACAGTTAACGTCATCCTTGTAACGCTTGCCTTCAAAGTATTTACTGCCAGTCTTATCGTGAGTAGACAAGGAGGGCATATCAGCAAAGTCGCCAATGTTGATAACAACATCTGGTCGGTAATCCACGATAGCCTTCCCTGCCCACGTTAGATGATCAGTAGCTACTCCCGGCTTCACTTGGCAGTCAGGAATAACAAGTATCTTCATGCTCGAAAACCTCCAGTATCTAACCCTGTATCCCAGTAGTCTTCTAACATGATGTCTACCTTCTCATAAACACCGACATAACCGCAGGAGTCTAGAAAGGCAGCAAACTGCCGCATGACATCATCCCATCTGGCATCCTCATTACAAACGTAGAATAATTCTGAGCTAGTCTCTACACTTGGTCGTGAGCACTTCTTCTTAAAGTGGTAATACTGTTTATCTTCCATTTTTCTCTCCATAAATGCTAGGGAACAAGTCAGTCAAAATCGCTTTACACTGATCAGCTACTTCCCTATGTTCCTTCTGTGTTGCCTCGTCACAGCGGATGTCAACATAGTGCATCCAACTCCGTAACGTCCCGTTCATATACATCCGACTGTTTGTTAACCCCTCTGGCAAAACCTTCCGGGCAACCTCCTTAGCTATCCCGTTATTCAGAGCAGCTCCATACACCCCTTTAGCTTGCGCTATCAAACTACGTTGCATCTCATCCCACCAGCGCTGTAACTCTCTGTCCTCAGTAGGAAGACTGTTCTGTCGGTTCTTATCATCCTGTAACCGTACCTCACTGTACTCCATATCCAAAGCCTCCGCATACCGCTGACTAAACTCTTGGAAGCTAAACGACCGATGCCTCAGAATCTGCCGTGCTATGTCCCGTGTTACCTCAATCTCCATGCAAACATTAACCATCTCGAAGGGTGACCAATGCTTGTTATTCATCAGGTAACGTAACAACTTAGGTGCTGTCGCTATGTTATTCTGATTCTCTGGGTTTGAGACACGAGCCATGTAAGCAACCATCTCTTCGGCATGAGGTGTTACCCACATTAGCTTAACGTTCATTTCTTCTTCCTCTCTTTACGTTCTTCCGCTGTCTTTTGTTTGTGACAAGGTTTACACAGCACTTGTAGGTTATCCGCTTCACAGTACAACCTGTTCATATACGTCCACCAATCTTGGAACCCTTCTTTCGGAGATACAACGGGTTCAATATGATCCACTTGTACATCTCTTGCAATAAAGAAGTCTCCACAATCAGCACACAAATAATGTTCTGCTAACCTACCACTTCGTTTGTTAATTAATCTACCTACCGCTGCGTCTTTGAGAGCCTTCCACTTAGGTGGGAAGCGCTTCATATAAGCCCGTAACGCTGATATTATAAATGCCCTAAACCTTGCCTCAGTCCATTCTCCGTCGTTATACTTTCTGTTGTTCATACTGGTACAACAACTGAGCAAACCCTTCTACAAAGCGCTCGTCTTGGTCACGTTCACCCATTGTAAACATAATCGCATGAACAAGCTCATGGTAAAAGGTAACGTCTTTATCTTGTTTTGTTAACTTCTTGTTAATTAAAATTTTACACTCATCGGGGTTTGTAGAGCCTAAGTCAGGCATCTCGGTTTCTACTACCTCCCATGTACACCCTGCTAATTTAAACTTTTTCACTCGGTGGCTCCCACATTTGATTCGAATAACGACGTAACCACAACAATCTCGCATTCTCTAAAACACGTTCTTCTCCCAGTCCCTCCACACAACACTGGTAAAATTGTTGTTCTGTCTCCAGGTCGGCAAGCATCTTTGTCGCTTTCTTCTCGCCTACACGAAATATCCCTTTGATATTGTCTGCAGAATCCCCCATCAAAATTTGCTTGTAAAAGAAGCGCAAGCCTTCTTCTGGTGTCACATGCTTCTTCACTTTCTTTACAAAATTGTAGTGCCATCCCGGAACCTGCATAAAGTCTTTGTCAATTGATACAATGATACTTTCCTCACCCAACTCGGTTGCCCGTATTGCAATGTCATCATCTGCCTCCTGTCCGTCGCTAACACTAGCGCCCCATGCCGTTTGTAAATATTCCCGTAGGAGAGGTAGGTGTTTCGGCTTCTTAACATCCTTCCTGTTACCTTTGTAAGGTACTGTTACCGCAACTTCATTACGAAAGTTTGTTTTGCCTGTCAGGAACAACTCATAGTCATCTGTGTCCACTAGATCAAACATTAACAAATCTTCTAAAAACACCGCCATTGTTTCGATAGCGGTGTTCTCATGCTCGTCGTTGGTAGCAAACCCTACTCGATAACAGAGAATATCTGCATCAAGTAGAGCATTCATTACAGCAGATCGTCTTCGTCAAACGCTCCACCACTACCACCAGTGTAGGGTACTAACTCAGTGATAACCATCTTACGCAATGATGGGCTAACACCCTTCTTGCCTTTGAATGACCACTCGTAAGGCGTGATAATAGCCGCTGCCTTTGAGCCGTTCCCAAGGATTTCACCCTCTAGTAATGAGCCACCATCGTCGTAGGCGGCAATTGGTCGGGTGCTCTTGCAGGTGACATAAGCGCCTTTACCCTCTTTGGTCTTGACCTCAATACCCATCTCCTCCAAAGCGCCTACGGCTTTATCTGATAGGTTACATAGGTCAACCTGAAACTTACCACTCATCTCGTTGGGCTTGTTCAAGAATGCCCACATAACTTCCGCTTTAACCTTAACTGCTTCTGTATTCATACTAATTCCTTAATGTACCAAATCACTACCGTCTTCTTCGGCAATGTCATAAAATGTGGAAGTGACAACTGCTAACAAATCTAACACTTCCATATCGTTTAAATGTTGACTGAAACCTAGGCTTACTACGCCATCTTTCTCTGTAATGATGATTGCACAATCTGCGCCATCAACAACAGTAGTCAACTCTTTCAACTCACGCTCGTTCAATGTGTTTCCTTCCAGTTATTACCTACATTATATTCTCCTGTTGTTGGACACCTTAGCCCCAGTGCCACACCCGCCTCTTCGATAGCAGCTACTGCCATCTTCCCTACTTGCTCTGCGTCTTCTTCCGAGACTTCTACCTGCCACTCGTCGTGTACATTTGCACAGAACTTAGCGTCTATTATACCACACTTTAACTTGTTGTTCAAGATAACTAGGGATTTTTTCATTAAAATTGCCCCTGCTCCTTGTAACAAAGTATTTAGTGCACTATGTTCGCTACGCACTAACAAATGTCTACCATCCAAACCCGTTAAGAACCCGTCTTTTAAGTACAAACGAGATACCTTATCCTTCAACTCACCTAATGCAGGAGTGTTTCGTAGGAAGCGCCTCATCAGTTTCCTGCCATCCTTCTCATCACTACCTACAATTGCTCCAATCTTTGCAGCTCCAGCACCATATAAGAAAGCATATATAAATGTCTTTGCTGTGTTTCGATTGAGCAACCCTGCCGCCTTCTGGTTAGCCGTATGTATGTCACCATTGAGGATTTCATTTGTATATCGAGCATCCTTCATATAGTGGGCTAACATCCGCAACTCCAACCCGCTTGCGTCGATACCTACCAACTTGTTACCGGGTTCAACTGTCCACAACTCACGACACTCGACACCGTACTCACTACCACTGTTGGGTACTTGCGCCATGTTAGGGCTAATATGCGTCATACGCCCCGTCATGGCTCCGTTTGTTATCACCCTACCGTGTACCCTACCATCCTCCTTAACAACGTCAAACCAGCTACTCACCTGAGAGATGCGTTTCTGTAGCATTAGATACCGAGCAATTAGTTTAGCCTCTGGTAGGTCAATGCCCTCTAACACCTTCTCGTTAATGATGGTACTTCCCTTCTCTGTTTCCTCTGTAAAGGTAACACCCAATGTTGCCAGCCTCTCAGCAATCTGCTGCCTACTACCTGGGTTGAATGGGGTCACCTTGGTTTTGAGAGTTCTACCAGTTTTATCACTAACTCGTTCTTCGACAATTGGTGGAAACGTATCTTGCAATTCGCTTTCAATATCAGCAACTTCACCTGTAAGTTGAGCGAGAAGCGCCTCACCTTTGTGCTTATCAAATTTAAATCCATGCTGCTCTTGCCTCTTTAAAATAGCTGCTACGTCATGCTCTAGCTGTACGCTCTCACCCCAACCTCTTAACTCTTGAGACAACAACTTGTACAAGTCCACAGTTACTGACACGTCCTGTCTACAATAAAAGCGGTTAAGGTTATCAACTGGATCGTCATAAGGAGTAGTAGAAGTCTTGTCATATTGTAACCCTTTCATCCAATGCCAAATGCGTGTGTACTCAACCTTACGATTCCCTAGCCTCTTGCCCCATGCTGCCAAACTGTGACCGTTTTCGATAGAGGGATTGAGTAGCCTTGACATTATCAAGGTATCTCTCACTTTCTTCAAGCCAATCCTCGTTCCCCACAGCTTGTTGAGCACTGGTGCGTCGAAGCCGATCAAGTTGTGTCCTATCAATCTCTCTGCTTTGTTTATTAAGGGTATGAGTGTATCCGGTTTTGTGTGACATATGTATTCATTCGTGTCGCTGTTATGGGTATAGCAAAGCCATATCTTACTCTGCTTGCTGTCTGTCTCGATGTCGAGAACTAAGTCCACGTTTACTCCTTCTCAATCCAAAATGGGTGATATTTTTTCTTACCTTTGACATATGCTTGACGTGCTTCTTCTTCTGTATCAAAAAACCCTAAGAATAAATCTTTTTTGTTTACACTAATCCTTGCTTCCCATTTTTTACCTTTTTTATTAAAAGAAGTACCACGACCTTTACAATTTTGACTGTTTTGGTGTGGAGTTGCTTCTCGTAAATTTAATAGCCTATTGTCTGTTGGGATACCATTCTTATGGTCAATAAAATCTTTTGGAAACTTACCATGCATTAAATACCAAGCAAGTCTGTGTGTTAAATATGCTTTTTTTCCAATCTGAATCCTCAAGTATCCATTGCAAAGAGTGCCTTTAAACCATCCTTTAGCGTGTTTTCGAGAGTTGTCTAACCACTTAAACAAACCAGTGTCTGGATCGTAAGTTAGGGTATCTTCAATAAGTTGTTGCATTACTTCCCCTTAGCAAGTTCAATTTCAACTAACTTCGCATAACCCCCTACATCGTGCCAACTATCATCATAGAAGGGGTCACCGTTAACAATACGTGCCAGCTTGTTAGCAATCAAGTCCAAGCTCTCCTGCATATAGGGTTCCATCGCATTCCAACTATCACCCGCATGCATAATATCTTTTAACCATTGTGATGTGGCTGACACATCCTTGTACTCACCATAACGATTCTCACGCTGTTCTAGCGTCTCTGTTACATCCTTCATAAACTTAATCCCTCCTGCGGCTTCACGCATTGACATCTCACGATCTTCAAAATACTCCCAGTCACCTTCCGGGGTTAGCTCATTCAACTTAACAAAAGAGGGGTTAATCAAAACATCCCCTTCAAATCAGGCTTACGATAATGCTCACCCTTCTTAACCTTACCGTTCTCATCGAACTCAGGGTAGCCTTTGTAGTTGAACTTAGACCAGTTACTGCGGTTAACTTCCTCTACGGCAGCATCCATATCCATCTTAGCGCACACACCAACACCGACAGCCGTAACAATTTGATCTGCTAACGAATCAAGTAGTGGCTCACGATCTATTGATGATACAGTTTTGTCCCCTGCCTTCAATGAGTCAGCGAAATCCTCTAACTCATCAAGCGCCCTAGCCAAGTTACTGTTAGCATCTATGTTTAATGAATCCATCATCTCAATGAACTCCTCAATGTGACAGCCTATCTGAACATCTAGGTCACGCACCATTGGTTCTGGTCGTGCTCGTTTATGCCATAGGGTTATGTTGTCAATCATTACTTCCTCCGTCGTGGTAAGGGTGTCCAGCCAATCCAGAAACCATCTTCAATTATAGCAGGTGATAACGACCCATGAGAGGCCACACCATACACACTTAGCAACTGTAACTTAACACCGTGTGGTGCTTCCTCTATCGGTCGCCAATAGTAGTTTAAGTCGATGCAGGCCACACCATCCTTAGTTATCTTATCAGTCATCATCTTCCTCTGGATTTAGGCGTTTAGCATCCTCAATCGCCACTTGAAGTGCGGTTAATATACCTAGCCTAGCCAACGCATCCAACTCCTCCGGTGAAAAGTTGAGTTGATAGTCTGCACTACCATCCTCGTTCTCACGTATTAATGTTACTTTTGATGTTCCAATAGTATCAGTCATACCTTTTCTCCATAATACTCTAACAAAATTTCAAGTGCCTCCTTCATTTTTTCTATCTGCTCCTTGTCTTCCTCTTCATCAGTAGAGAATATAGCTAGGAACCCATGATCTTTTTCCTTGTACCTTTCTAGATACTCTCCCATATAACCATGGATTCTTTTTAATTCTTTGGTGACAATTATGTCTTGAAAATCCTCACTAAGAATGTCGTTTATATCAACCTTCAAAACAATGCCTCCTCTGTCTGTTCAATTAACAACCCATGTCGTATCTTGTATGCTCGTTTCTGCACCCACTCAGGCTTGATACCGAAAGGGTTGAAGCATACGCCCGTCTTACTACAATACCCGTAGTCTTCCATCATAATACATCATCCATTAAAAGCTCTGACTCACGTAGTATACCATTGTTTTGGTTATACTGCAAGCCAAATTTAATACCTGTTGCTCGACCAGTAAACCTATCCTTCAACACCCTAAACGTCGTTGTCTGTCGCTTAATCGGGTCTGTGTGCTGCTTGTTACGCTCTAACCCAAACATGTAGTGCGACCACCGTGCAATAGCCCGTGAGCCTGTGAAATGCTTCTCCATCACACGTCCACCTTCTTCGTGAGACTTACCCTCTGGCGTTGTTAGGTGGCTAATGAAGTGGATGATGATGCCAAGCTCCTGCGCTAATGAGGCCATGTCTGCCATGATGCCATCAAGTGCCCTACGCTCATCCTGCTCCTGCGCCGATAACGCTGTCAGGTGATCGAGATAGATGTGCTCAATGTCATACGCCTTGTTAAAGTACTTAATGATGCCCTTGATCGTCTTCCAATCCATCGCCCCAAAGTGCTCCATCATGTATAGCTGATCACGCTCCTCTATTCGGTTAACACTCTCCTCATACTGTGTACGGTTCCAGTCAGCGTCAGGTACATGGTATAGCCGTTGGTCTAGCTTGCCCATCACCCGTTGCCCTGTCTCGACCACGTTTTGCTCTAGGTAGATAACACCCACCCTCTTGTTCAACGTCTCAATGTCGTAGGCTATCTGCTGTGTGAACACGTCAGTCTTACCAACACCCACACCCGCACCAAAGGCATACAACTCACCCTTACGCCGCCCATAGGTTAGCCCTGTTAGCGTCGAGAAACACCAAGGCACACCCGGTACTGGTGGGGTTAACAGACGTTGCTTGATGTCGCTAATGGTGACGATGCCCTCTGGTTTGTACTTCTCCGATGCTAACCACGCCTGAGAGAATAACACCTCGGCACGATCAACCAACCAGTCACTAGCGTCTTTATACTGTTGGCTATGCCTGAACAGCAACGCCTTACCACCGAACAAATCAGCCACCTTGTTTGCAGCTTCACGACCAACCTCGTCGTTGTCGAAGCAGATAACAACCTTACTGAATGAGTCTAACCACTCGTAGGATGCCTTACAGTCACTCAAAGCCGACTGAGCACCTGAGCGGATACTAACGACAGCCTGTTTACCACCCATCATCTGGTAGGCACTTAGCGCGTCAAACTCACCCTCGCAGATGGTAACAACATCACCGCCCTTGGAGAAGTTGTTTTGACCGAACAGCAAGGATGTCTTCCACTCACCTTCAACTGCAAACTTCTTATCCTTACTTCGCACCTTGTTGGCAACGTGTGCGCCTGTTTTGTCAAAGTAGGGAAAGAACACCTCACCTTTCTCTGTTAACCTAACACCGTAAGCCTCAACGGTCTTCAGCGCCAATCGTCGGTCACTAATACCGCTCTGAAACGCATCAGAAAGGGTCAGGTGCGGTTTGTTTGAGGTAACTGGTACATTGGGTAGGGTAACCATATTAAATCCATTCTCAGGCTTGTCTCGCACATTGCACTTAAAGCAATATTTCGAGTCATCTTCGTTGATAACTGCCGCATCACTACTTCCGCAGTGGTCGCAGGGTATGTGCATCTTCTTGTAGTTAGCCATCATAACTCCCAACTGTCATGTAACGTTCTCATAGCCTCCATCTCATCAATGGTTAACGAACGCTGTTTTGACTCTTTAAAGAGAGATTCTAAAAATAAGTCTAAACCGATTGCATTGATAACATCAATAGCGTCGTTAACAGTATAGTACA